TGCTAACTACTCTGACGCTTATGATTCGACCGCTCTGGTCAACGCTTTCTACGACGCCGCTGCTGCGATGGACGAGAAGGGCGTGTCCCAAGATGGTCGTGTTGCTGTCCTGACTCCTCGTCAGTACTATGCACTGATCCAAGCTGTTAACACCAATGGTCTGATCAACCGTGACGTCCAGGGTACCGCCCTGCAGTCCGGTCAAGGTCTGATCTCGATTGCTGGTATCGACATCTTCAAGTCTACCAACATTCCTTTCTTCGGCAACTACGGTACCAAGTTCGGCACGACCGGCGGTACTACCGACACCGGTGTTGCTTCTCCTGGTAACCTGGGTAGCTTCATCGACAACGCTGTTGAAGATGCTGCTAACGACGTTACCGGTATCAACAACGAGTACGGCGAAGAAACCGAATTCAGCAAGTCCTGCGGTCTGATCTTCCAACGTGAAGCTGCTGGCTGCGTGGAAGCTATTGGTCCTCAGGTCCAAGTCACCAGCGGTGACACCTCCATCATCTACCAAGGTGATGTGATCGTGGGTCGTCTCGCCATGGGCGCTGACTACCTGAACCCCGCTGCTTGTGTGGAACTGTTTGCTGGCGCTGCTTCTGGCGACGCTGCATTCTGATCTTTACTTCGATCAATACTGGGGGAGCTTCGGCTCCCCTTTTTTTTACTTATTGATAGGTAACTATGCCCTTTCCTACTTATGCTGTGTCCACCGAACTGGATGCTGTAAATCAAATACTTAGCTCAGTGGGACAGGCTCCTGTCACCACACTAGATCTGCAGAACCCTGAAGTATCTATTGTACTCAACACCCTCCGGGAAATCAACCGTCAAGTTCAAGCTGAAGGTTGGATCTTCAACACTGAACGTAAGTACGAATTGACTCCTGACAGTGAAACAAATCAAATCCTTTATCCATTTAACATGCTTCAAATTGATACGAATCAACCGTATCACAAAAACAAGTATGATGTGGTAAAGCGTGGTAATAAGTTGTATGATCGTTTGAACCATACCTATACTTTTACTGATCCCATTCAAGCAGATGTCGTTTGGTACTTTGATTTTACCGACGTACCTGCTGCTGTCCAAGCTTATATTACTGCCCGAGCTGCTCGCATGTGTGCTACCAAAATGGTAGGAGATCGTGAGTTGAACGGACTTCTCCAAGAACAAGAACTTCAAACACGAGCTGCTGCTATTGAGTACGATTGTAATCAAGGCGATTATTCAATGTTTGGATTCCGTGATGGAGAAAACTATTACAATAGCTATCAACCTTTCCAAGCATTGATGCGATGAGTACTGTAACCCAAAGGATTCCCAACTTCCTACTAGGCATTTCACAGCAACCTGATAACCGTAAGTTTCCTGGACAACTTAACGATTCTGTAAATGCTTTCCCAGACTATGCTCTTGGTCTTCTCAAGCGCCCAGGTGGACAATTTCAATCTGATCTTTACGGCGCTACTGCTGATGGTAAGTGGTTTTCAATCCTTAGGGATCCACAGGAAAAGTATGTCGCTCAATATGATGACAATCAATTCCGCATTTGGAACCTGTTAGACGGCTCACCCCGAGCTGTTAATATGGGTGCAGATGTTACCCATGCTGGTGCTTGTAACCTTACTAATCTTAAGGCTGATCTTAGCACTTACAATGCTGCAGCAGATGATACTGCTGATAAACTTGCTTTACTTCATACAGCACAAGCTAGTTACGCTGAGGTGCTTGCTGGTCAGAACTCAACTGAAGTAGCATTGTTTGAAGTTCAGTATGAGTATGATAAACCAGGTGATATTGAACAAACTGTAAAGTCTGGCATCCTTTTAAATGCTAATGACGTTTACATTGTTAAAAACGACAACACTGTTGTAAGTTCTACTACTACCCTTCCTTCTGGATATGCATTGGGTACTGAGTTTACTGACGAGTATCCTATCATTGCTTCACAAGGCTACCGTGTCTACCAAGCTATTCAAACAGTAGCTGCTACTCACGACGCTACAGATCTTAGTAATGCTGAGACCGCGATGAACACGGCTCAGACCAACTATGATAACGCTGTAACCGCTGAAACTACTGCTCTGTCCGACTATCAAGATGAGCTAGATCTTTGTGCTGTTAGTTCGATTCCTAGCGATGGTTATCTCAATGGTGCTACTGCTGCTGACATTGAGGTTCTCACCCTGAATGACTACACCTTTGTCCTTAACAAGGCAAAGACTGTAGCAATGGAAACTACCACTACTGCTGACAAACCAAATGAAGCGTTTGTCGTTGTTAAAGTGGTGGGTACTGGTCACTATAAAATCTATCTTGATGGCACAGAACGTGCCACGTATAACGCTGGTACTGGTGGTGACGTAGATGCTATTGTTGATGACCTTGTAGGGGACATTAACGGTAACACCTTTGGTGGTAAAACTTACACTGCTGTAGCCGTTGGTCCTGGTATTTACATTAGTTGTACCGCTGCTTTCACTATCTCAGTTGTCGGCGGTCCATCTGAAGACTCTATGAGCGTCTTCCAAGATTCTGTGCCGACTGTTGCTGATCTTCCTCTGCAATGTAGAAATGATTTTAAAGTTCGTATTGTCAACAGCATTGACGTTGATGTTGATGATATGTACGTTAAGTTTGTAACTGATGGTGGTGTGACTTATGGTACTGGTGTTTGGGAAGAATCAAACGCTTGGGACATTACCTTTGAACTTGATCCTCAAACCCTCCCTCACCAGATTGTAAGGAACGCTGACGGTTCATTTACCTACGGTCCTATTGACTGGGCAGACCGGGAGATTGGTGATCTGGAAACCAACCCTGATCCTAGCTTTGTTGGAGCTAAGATTAACAACCTTTTCTTCTATCGTAACCGCCTTGGATTCCTGTCTAATGAGTCAGTGATCCTCAGTAAAGCAGGTGATTATTTCAACTTCTTTGCTACTACTGCTCTTACGGTTACCGACGATGATCCTATTGACGTTAGTGCTTCGTCTATTAAACCTGTTAACTTGAGGTACGTTCGACCAGCCAACGCCGGTCTTGTGCTGTTTAGCGACGTTCAACAGTTCCTGATCGCAGGTAATGAGGATATTCTCTCGCCTGAGACAGTTAAGATTACAGAGCTATCGAGTTATGAGTGTGATCCAAACGTCGAAGCTGTGACCCTTGGTACTACCTTAGCGTTCGTTTCTAAGACACCTTTGTACACTCGTCTGTTTGAACTCGCTAACATTAGTGGTGCTCAACCACCATTTATGTACGATCAGACACAAATTGTACCTGAATTGGTCCCTCAAACAGTTGATTCAATGATCTCTTCACCGGGATTGTCTGTTGTTTCACTTGGTACCGTCGGTAATAATACTGTTTATCAATTCCGATTCTCACAACAAGGTGATCAACGAGCTGTTAGTACTTGGTATAAATGGGATTTGACTGGCACTTTGCTGGATCAATTCTTTGATGCTAGTACTTACTACGCTGTTGTTGCTAACGGTTCTGATGTTTACGTCCAATCTTATGATCTGACGCAAGCAAGTGAAGAAGGTTATTTAACTCTACCTACTGGAGAAAAGACTGATGTTTGCCTCGATCTTTGGAACGTTAATCCTTATCGAACCTACGACTCTTCTGCTGACACAACTCGGATCTTTTTACCGTACAATGAAGTCAGTTCTGGTACGTTCTCTGTAGTGGTCCTAGGAGGCTACATAGACGATGATATTGCTCTTTCTAGTGCATCGGTAGGCGCAGTGCTTTACCCCACCGTAGTGGACGATGCAGGGGGCGATTACGTTGATGTAGATGGAGACTATCGTGGACGTAATCTTATTATTGGTTACACCTACACGATGAACGTTGAACTTCCTAAGTTCTTCCTTACTCAATCTGATGGTAAGACGGCTCAATCTGATTTTACTTCAGATCTTATTATTCATCGTATCAAAGTGTCTACCGGCTTAAGCGGTCCTGTTAAGTATCAAATCACCATTACTGGTCGTCCTGAATGGACTCAAACCATTGAAGCTGTCCAGCCTAATGTGTATGATCTGAACAACGTTAACTTGTCTGCTGAAGCAATCCATACTATTCCTATTTATCAACGTAACGAAAACCTGTCAATCAAAATGATTGGGGATTCACCCATGCCTGTATCTCTGTTGAGTTTGAACTGGGAAGGTCGTTACAATAGCGGTTTCTACAGACGATCCTAATGACTGCATCCACCCGTGGTTTTACCTTTAAACCAGCTACCATTAACGACGTACACGAACTAACCAGTCAAATGCTGGATAGAGGTTTGTTAGACTTTGAAAGAGTAGGGCAACACCCAGTCTTATCTCTTGCTATGTATATCCATGAAGATGACTCCTATCTAATCTACGGACCTGATGGGAGTCTTTATGGAGCTTACGGTGTGTCGGAAGATAACGCCGTTTGGATACAGATGACGAAGCAAGTTAAGAAGAATCCACGCACAACCGTTAGATTCGGTAAAGCGTTAATGGAACATATAAACCGTCCTT